GTACGCCATATAAGATTTTTCTGGTTATTGGGGATTGCTCAGAGAGTGACAGCCCTTAGAATTCCTGAGAGAATTTCGGCACGGGACGAATTCGCAGCGAAAGCCGCAGCATTTCCAGGCACCGGCGTCGGACCGTGGGTATGCAAAGCGAGCTGGTTGTTCATGTCCTGGACTAGATCGAGCAGATCGCACACTACTTGAAAGATGTTCACGCTGCCTGACCCGACCCAGTTTTTAGGAGCCTGCAGCCGCTGGCTCTTGCTGGTGATGCTCTCACGCAAGCCCTGAATCCGTTCGTGCATGTCGCCACCCACCGTGGCGTTATGCTTCTGGCCGACCACCAAGTTCAGATCACGACCGGTTGCCTGGTGCAGGTCGTCTACCGCCGCCAAGCTCGCGGATCCACCTGACAGCAGCTTGAGTGCCCCCAGGGCCTCGATCTTCTTCACGCCACCCACAGACTCGGTCGAATGGTCGTCCACCGTCCTGGTGTGGCTCTGGAAGCGTTCGGTGTTTGTCATGGCGTCGACTTCGCGCTCGATCGCCTGGTCCTGGATCTTGCCGTCAGTCTTGCGCAACCAGTTGCCATCCGCGTCGACGCGCTGCTGCACGGCGTCACTGTGCTGCCACACCTGGTCGCCTTTTGGGACCTTCGGCAGTGTCAGGCCGTGCGGCAGGATGGTCTGGATGTAGGGCTTGTGCGGCAGGCCATAAGCAAAGCACACCACCACGCTGGTGCCCTCCTCCGGAAAGGCAAAGAATCCCATCTCATCCCCACCCACCGGCATGGGCAGCGGCACACCGGCCAGTACCGGCAGCGCTGTGTCGATCTCGCCGTCTGGCCCCATCACCTGCAGGTCGACAGAGAAGCGCGGGCGGAAGTCGTCACACAGCCCAGCGCTGGCCGGCGCATCCGCCACGGCCACCACCTTGGCGAAGCGCGGCAAGTGATAGCCGCCAGTGAGTTCAGGAAATTGTCGCTCTACGCTGCGTTTTATTGTGTCGTCCATTTGATGGCCATCTGTGTGCCGGCCAGCGTCACGCTCGTGATCCGCTCGCCCTGGTTGATTGATACGCCTGGTCGCAAGCCTGGCAAGGCCGCGATCATTGCGCTCTGGCTGCCCTGGTAACCGTCGAAAAGGTTGACCGGCAACTGCAACGGCGAACGTGCGCCGTAGAAACTGTCAGCCCAGGCACCGACGTAGATCTCGCCGTCACCCTGTTGCTGCCAGATAAAATCCTTGATGCCGAACACCCGCGCCATGCTGTCCAGTGCCTGATAACCGGCGGCCAAGTTGTAGAAAAACGGCGTCTTTATGCGTGTGTAGGCCTGATCCGGGACCCGGAAACGCAGCCCGGTTTTGCTGCCGATATCGGCCAGCACCGCGCGCAGATCTACATGGCGCAGGTTCATGGGCAACGGGTTGGCCAGCACCGCGGCTAACTCGCGGCACAGCACCACCTGCTCGATGCCGTTGGTGGCAGTGCAGCGCTCGACATAGCCAATGAAGTGACGCTGCAGGACCGCTTCGTTGTAGCCGATATCGAACGTGACCAAACCTTTGACGGTGGCACCGGCCTTGATCGTGAACGTGGCGCGGCCCGGACTCTTGAGGTCCAGCCGGACATCGTCACTGACAAGCGGCATTGTCACGCCGCCGATCGTCAGCACCTTGTGCAGCTTCATGCTCATGGCGTGCCGCCCAGGTAGGTGTCCACCTTCTTGAGCACGGCCTCAAAGCCGGTCAGTTCTTCGGCTGCGCCCGATCCGGACCCATTACCCGCCACACCATCGCCAGGCGCTGACTGAGATGTCACGCCGTTGCCGGCGCGCCGGTTCTCGACCTTCTCCGGGTTGGATAGCTTCTCGCTCAGGGTGAACTGGACGATCCATTGGGCCAGCGTGTCATCTTCACGAGCGCTGACCCCATCGGAGAACGTCACCTGCCGGATGCCAAAGGCCTTGGCCGTGTCGCTGACAATCCGGTACGTCTGCAGCTGGCCACCGCCTGCAGTCGCCTCGGCCAGGCGCATGATGGTGCGCAGGTTCTCGAGGGATTTGTAGGGGATCGTCAGCGCTACGGTCAGCGTCTTGGGCTTGAACCCCTTGTGAGACTTGTCGGTGCCCGATGTCTGACCACCCAACTCGTCGGCCTCGATCTTGAGGTTGGCCGTCAGCTTCATGCGGTGGCCGATGATCTGCTCGCCGTTGAGTAGCAGCGTCATAGGCCCACCAGTTCTTGAACAAAGCTCAAGCTCTCTGCAGAGCCCACCAACAGTGCGCCGGCACAGAGCGGCCACTCATGACCTGGTGCTTCGCCCTCGAGCAGTTCGCGGCGCAGCTGGCCCACGTCCCCCGGTCCCAGCATCCTGGACTGGATCGATACATCGTCGGCACTGTTCGTGAACTGGGCTTTCAGGTCGGCCAGCTGCTGCTCGCGCTCCTGTACCTGTGCCTTCTTTCGGGCCTGCAGATCTGCCAAGTCCGCCATCGGCGAACTGTCGGCGGCATAGCCCTCAAGTACCGCCAGTTGACCGGCCATGGACTGGCTGGCCAGCTTGGTGATCGGGCAGCGCTGCAGCGGCAACTGGCTCCAGAGTGGCATTTGCCCCGCGATCGGCATCACCCACTTTTCCACCTCCAGCTTGGCCAGGTGTTCGGCACGGCGCTCGGCGCGCACCAGGTCAGGCATAGGCAACACCACGTTGAACCGACCCAACGTCGCCGCGAGCTGGTCCAGTCGTGTGGCGAGGAATATCAGTACCAGGGCGCTTTGCTGACCTTGGGGCCGCACAGCGTCGGTGGTATCAGTCAGCTTGTCGGCCAGCAGCTGCAGCAAGTTCGGCGCAGACAAAAAGCGCTGATGGCCACCGCTGCCCTGCCCTACACCGTGCTGAAACGGCGTCACCACGATGCACGACGGGACGTTCTCAAACTGCGCCACCAACGCATCACGTCCTGCGCTGATCGCCGACTTCGCGGCACCCGCAATCAGGCCAGGACTGGTGGTGACGATATCGGCCAGCATCGAGACGCGCTGGCCGGTGATTGCCATTTCGCTCTGGATCAGGTCGCGTGCGCCGGCCATCTGGTCCATCCATTGAGTGGCTTGTGCCGGCCAGCGAAGCTTGATGTTGGTCCAACTCATGGCAGCACCAACCAGGTTGGGGCTGATGGGCGGGCTGAAATGTCAGGGAACGACGAATGCTCCGGCCAATCACGCAGTGCGCCACGATAGGCCTGCAGCGCCCTGTAGTGTTCCACCGACAACGTCGTTGCCTGCCCCGCTTCGAGCTCGTCACGGTGACGGTTGACCATCCCATCGGTCTGTTTGAGCTGATAGTCCCGCCAGCAACGATCATTCTCGCGTAGCGTCTCGATGCAGGGACTAAACGGCGCAATAGCAGCAGGTCGACCACTGTCATCCAGGTCGATACGCATGCCGTTGCTCTGTGCCTCCAGTAAGGATTGGTAGTGGTCTATGCTGATCTCGATCAGATCGCTCGCTGGGGGCAGCAGGCATTCTGGATTGTCGACGGTAATCTGCGGCACCGGGACGCCGAGGTCATCGATCTCGATCATCGGCACGGACTCCTCCCGGCTGTGGTCGCCCGCGATGTATGCGGGATCCGGGACCAGGATCTTCGGTCGTTCGAAGGTTGGGTCATCGATGGTGATGGTTCGTGAGCCGTGGCTCGCGCTGCTGTAAAACCCGCCCGACGAGCGACCGTAAAAGAACTCCATTTATTTCCCCGTTACGCGGTAGTGGATGGTGATGGGGGTATTGCTTGGGTTACTGCCGGCAACGCGTTGAACGCGTACGGTCATGGCACCCAAGCCAGGGCTATGAAACCCCACCAGGTTCTCGGCAATTTCACTGGTCTCTCCGGCCGCCTCAATGCCGAACGTCACAGAGTGAAACGCGGCCGGGAACGACATCGGAAAATAAATCCCCGCTTCCGCCACTGCCCCGACGGCATTCGGCGATACCAGCGTGACTCGCCCCCACTGCTCGATGCGACCGGTGTCAGCGTCTTTGTGCCAGCCGTTGACCTCAACCGAGGCAGTGTTTTTCGGCCGGTTGGCTTCGGTCCAAAAACGGTACCGAGCGTTGCCCGCTGACCAGCCACCGAAAGCAAACTGGTTGTCCGTGTCCAGACCAAAGAACGTGCCGTAGGACCCGCCCCGATGAAATGTAATCACTGCTGCAGCGGCCGGATTATTGCCGTTCACAATCGCCAGAGGGGCGTGGCCTTGGGTGTGAGCACCAGCCGCTGCCAGCGAAGGAACCTGACCAACGCTGAATGCGGTGTAGCCGTTTTCACTCGCGAGCCGCACAAAACGCCCATCTGACTGGCTGGCGGTATAGGCGTCGGTAATGCCATAGCCACCGAGGGTGGTGGCGAGGTTGGCCTTGCCGGCAGGATTGAAGTTGCCCGAGTGGTACAGCTTGTACTGCGGCTGGCTAGGGTCAGATCCGCCCAGATACAGCTCATTGTCAGTTTGGAGCCCCAGCATCCGCGCCACACTACGCGAAGAGGCATGAAAGGTAATGGCTGGGTGCAAATCCGAATCGAGAACCAGACCCGCAGATCCCCAAACGCCGAGTTGAGCATCTGCTTTGCGGCTGTACAATCGGCCGGCCACCGTGCCGCCGCTGGTCGACAGTTTCCCCGCCAGGGCATTGGTCATGCTGGTGGCAAAGTTGGGATCGTTGCCCAGGGCCGTCGCCAGCTCCTTGAGGGTGTCGAGGGCCGCCGGCGACGAGTCCACCAAGGCCGCGACCACCGAATGCACAAAGGCAGTGTTCGCGGCCTGCTGGTCCTTGGTCGTGGCCGGTAGCGAAGGCACTCTGACCGGGCCGGTAAATGCTGCCCCCGCCAGATCAGCTTTAAGGGCCGGATTGAAGTTACCGGTGTCCCACGGCTCGCGGCCAAACAGATACGCACGCTGGTTGGCCAGATCCAGGTTCAGCGGATCCGATACGCCTGTCGAAAAGATACGGAACGTATGGTCATACACATCAGCAAAGACGGTACGTAACTTCGTCGCCCAGCGCACCTCTGGCGAGTCATTGCTACCGTTATTGAGCACGATGGACTGCGTAGTGTTGATCGTACCCGTGACATTCCCACCGTTTTTGTTGAGCTTGGTGTCGACCAGGGCCTCGAGCAGTTGGCGTGCAGCTACGACCATTTTGGTGGTGGCCAACACTTGATCACTGTTGCTGGCTGGATCACTGCTGATCGCGTTGGGAATCTGGTCCAGCTTCACGTCATCTTTAGTGGTGGCCCGGGCGCGCAGATTGGGATAGTCGCCAGCCCGGGAGGCCAGGTGTTTGATCAGTTCAGTGATGATCGGCTCGACGCTGCGCAGATCGGTAATCAACGATGAGGTGGGCAAGTCGGCCAACGGCACCAAGTAATGGCGTGCGCCGGCACCGTCGTTGTAATCCACCTTGTCCATGCCAAACACCACTTGGAACGTACCCACCACGTCGCTGTGATCGCGCTGCAGAGACACATCCAGCCAGGCCTTGTTGGGCACGGACGGCACGACGACCGGCAGGACGGCTGTCGACTCCAGACGAATTCCTTCGACATAAGCCACCCCCGCCTTGAGCTCGTAGGTGCTACCGACTTTCTCCAGCTTCAAACCGCTATCAAAGAAGCAGGCACGGCCAAACACATCCCGATTGCTCAGCCGCTCGCGTTCGTCGATGCCTTTGAGGCGTACAGTGAAGTCGTGCTGCCAGGTGCTTGCATCGATCTTGATACCGGTCAGCTGCTGTGCACCGTCGAACACCACCAGGAAGTTGCGCGTCACGTTGTTGCCGATCTGGTCAGGCAGGACGTTCTTGCGCTTCTGTTGCAACGGCACGTAGGCGACCGACAGCAGCACGTCGTCGCTGGTCTCCAGGCCGATCCAGTTCCAGTCAAAGTCACCGATATCGGTGCCCATCAGCAGGCTGTACACCACCTGATTAGGGTTCACGTAGCCCTGCTGGGTGATGTTTGCGGTGTAGACGATCTGGGACGCTGGCGGCTTCGCTCCGGCGCGATTGACCGGGCCGCTCACATTGAGGCCTGGCACGTTGGCCAGCACAAATCGGGCGACGGTCAGCGGCAAGTTGTCCGCTTGTTTCTGGGCGATCAGTTTCTCGCCGGCGAGGGTGATACTTGCAGCCATGAGGGCTCCTAAAGGCTGGCGACCAGCGTTTGCTGATCGTCATTGAAATCCACCAGGGCAACAGCAAGTCGCACCGGGGTGATGGTTACGAAGTCGTACCGGCGACAGGTGCGCCCGTATTGACGGATCAGCACGCGCAACAAGTCGGGATTCTCGGACAGTTGGGAATCGGTCAGGGTGAGCAGCACGACGTCCCAGTCGCGTTCGGGCATGCGCTCCTGGATCTCGACGTAGCCCACGCCGAGGCGCTCCAGGATGCGTTTCAAACCGGCAGTGCTGCCGGCGTCCACGGAGTTGATAAAGGCGTACTTGACCCGCAAACGGAACAGGCTTTCAGGTTCGGCGGGAAACCGAGTGACGTCGCGCTGCCAAGCCCACAGCTCCAGAATGGATAGGTGGCAGGTGTCTGCGTCGAACTGCAGGTACGGCCAGCGCAGCCACTCGGTGGCCTGTTCCCACCAGAGCTGGGCGGTGGCCACCAGCTTGGTCAGCTCCAGTCCCTCGAGCCAGAACGGCAGTTTGAGCTTGATCATTGCAGGACCACTGCCAGGGTGCTGATACGCGGGATATTCAGCGCTGACACGATGTCGCTGTTGGCAAACCGCAACGAGCTGATGTTCGGAAACTGGGCGTGCAGCTCTTCGGTCAGGCGGCTGAAACTGAACCGCGACTGAGGAAACGTGCGGGTCGGCGCATAGTCACTCTGGGTGCTCTCGCGAAAAGCAGCGCGGATGAACAGCCCGATCTCGGCCTGCAGCGTCTGCAGCTGCAGCACGGTGAGGTTGGCCACCGGCCAGACCCTGAGGCTGATCGCGTGCAGAGTTTCAGGCATGGCCATGGCCAACAGATCGTCGCCGTGGCCGTGGTTGCCGCCGTCGCGGATATGCGTGTTGATCTGCTCGAGGAAAGTATCGGCGGGCACGCCTGCGTCGAACAGTACGAAGGCATTGGCACTGCCTGGTCCACGCGGCGCGCCGTGTTCAAAATACACGCCGTCAGCGGCAACCCCAGGAAACCCGGTGATGATCGCCCGGTACACCGCATCGGTGTGCCATTGGTTGACCGCCGAAAACTGGTTGCGCACGCGCAGACGCAACTGGTCGTCATGCTCGGGATCCGCGCCAGGCGTCTGCAGCCAGTCGGTATTGTTGACCACCTGTACAACGCCCGGTACCGACTGAGGCAGCACCGCGTAGTAACCCGGTGCCAGGTTGTAGCCGCTGCCGGCTCCCACGGCCTTGACCGGCACGACCAACTGGCTCTGGCCCTCTTCAAAGCTGCGCGGCTCGGTGGTTACCAACTGGTAGATATGACCGTTGAGGGTCGGCGACTGGACGACAGTGCCGATCGGCACTTCCAGCTCGCCACCGGTATTGGCGCGGGTAAAGAGCAGTTCACCAACGGCCACCGTCGCGGCCTTGCGCTCGATGTTCACCGCCCAGGCCAGCATGTCCAGCCATTGCGCATCGGCAGTCTTGACGAAGAAATTCGGCAGCACCGTGCCGCTTACGAACTCCAGCAGCCACAGTACCGGCCTGGTGACCAGCGCCGTGATGATCCGCCAGAACGGACTGTACGCGCTGGTGTTGGTCAGCGTGCTGCCCTGCTCGACGGTCAGCTTTTCCCAGGCCTGTTTGAGCTGCGCCTCGGTAGTCGGAATGCCGGAATCACCCAGCGCCTTTTTGAAGTCGACGGTCATAGGGTGATCTCCACCTGGCCGAACTTCACGGTCGTGGCGGTGACCAGGTACACACCCGGCTGGGTCTGCTCGATCTGTGCAGTACCTGGTACCAGGCGTTCGTCATCCTCGACGAGCAGCTCCATCTGCTGAATGCAGTCACGCTGACGCAACCGGTCGCGCTCGGCCACCAGGGTGATCAGCAGGCCACTTTCGCGGATCAGATGCGCGATGTCCTGAGCGATCGAGGCGCGATCATCCACCAGCAGGGGCTGGCGAGCCGGGTCGAGTACCAGGTCGTTGTTCATGATCAGCAGGTCGACGTATTCACTCATCAGCCGCCCACCGCCATGGCCATCATGTTTTCCAGTTCCAGCGGTGTCATCGGTTTGGAGGTATTGATATTCAGTGTCTCGACGTGGGTGCCGGGGCGCTGGTTGGGGTTCATGGCGTTGCTCTGGTTCTGGAAGCTTTGCATCAGTCCTCCTTTCGGGACGGCCTGCGGTTTGGTGGGGCTGATCGGCGTATTGGCGTTGATCACCTTGCGGGCCTCAATACCCTTGTCCGATTTGGCGGGCAGCTCGATGACCTTCTCGACGCGCTCTGGCAGTGCCGTTTTGGCCGGCATAGAAAACGCCAGATCAGCAGACGCCGGCGGCAGCATGATCGGGTCGGCCTGACTGATCTGCGGAGCAGGCATCTGCAGCGGTTTGAAGGGCAGCACGTTGGGTTGCGGCAGGCTGATAGGCGGTGCAGGTTTCACCTGGACTCTCGCTGCAGCACCCTGGGCCGGCGCAGATCGAGCGACCGCTCCCGGTACGGTGCCCGCCAGCGGTGTGGTCACCACTGCCGGCAGTTGTGGACCCGGTACAGGTGCGCCCAGCTGAACGGGTAGATCTAGAACCTTCGGCGGCTCGGGCAGATCACCAAACGTGGTTTCTATGTTGATGCCGGGGATCTTATTGGCCATCTCGATCAGGCCATTGATTGCGCCCTTGACCGTAGACAGGATGCTGTCCCAGGCCGTTTTAGCGATGCCTGACCAACCGCCCATCGAGTCGAACCAGCTGGACAATTTGGCCATCTGATCGCTGATCCACTGGAACGCGGTGGTGTTCATCAGTGCGGCGCACAGCTCGTCCCAGTAAACGACCGCTGCGACCACGGCAGCGGCCAGCAGGACAATGCCGGCCACGATCAGCAGCACCGGATTGGCCAGCATGGCGGCGTTGACCAGCCAGATCGCGCCGTGCCACAGCAACATGCCGACACGCACGATCGCCATCCAGGTGTACAGACCGATCAGACCGACCACAAAAGCCGCAACCATGACCGTGTGGAACAGGAACATGGCGATCGATTTGAAGCCCTGCCAGGTGAGCAGCTTCCACACGGTGAGCATACCCAGCCAGACCATTTTGCTTACACCAACCACCAGCGTCAGCAGCGACATCGCGGCGATGAAGCCAAAGACCACCAGCGTGGTGATACCGATAAGCCGGGTGATGTTCGGGAACAGTTGCGTCCAGCGGGTCAAGGTCTTGGCAATGCCCACCAGACGTTCCATCAGCGGTGTCAGCGTCGGAATCAGGGACTGGCCGAAGGCGATGCGCAGCGCTTCAACGGCTTTGCCGAACTGCTGCCAGGGGTCGACCATGGCCTTGGCCATCTTCTCGGCGTTCTCCAGGCCCCGGACCTTGCCCAGCTCAGCAATGCCGTTGCGCAATCGATCGGTGTCCTTGGCCAGTGCGCCGATCACCTGGGCACCTTCACCGCCGAATACTTCCATCAGCTTGGTGCCGGCAGCAGCGCTGGTCAGGTCGCCGTACTTGCCCTGCAACTTGTCCATGATCTGCAGCATGGGCAGTGCATTGCCGGCGGCGTCCGTGAAGCTCAGGCCAGTTTTCTCGGCAGCCGCGCTGAGGTTTTCGAAAAACGCCTTGTAGCGCCCGCCGGCGTCGCCGCCTTCCATGGTGCTGGACAGCGTACCGACCACCGCCATTTGTTCGGCAAAGCTGACACCGGCCTGGGTGGCGATCGCCCCTACTTCCTTGAAGGCGTCTTTCAACTGGGCACCGTCGGTGCGGAACAGCTTCACCGCCAGCGCGGTCTGGCCGGTCAGCTGCTGCGCCCATTCCACCCGGCCCATCTTGTCTGCCTGGGACTTGAACAGGTTGTACATGGTGCCCAGGTACGCGCCGGTCGTTTCGGCGTCGGATTTGGTGACCTTGGCCAACAGGTTGCTGGCACTGGTGATGGTGGCCAACTGGCCGCCGACCAGGCCCTTGATCGCGCCATCGATGACGCGTGACGACGCCACGAACTCGGCAGCGCTGGTGGCGTAGGTGATCGAGAATTCGAGGGCAGTCCGGTTCAGCGAAGCCAGCGCGTCTTCAGTGGTGCCCAAGGCGCGTATGTCGCCCAGCGCCCGGTTCACTTCCAACGCCGGTTCCAATGATTCGGTGATGGCCTTGCCCGCCCCCACCATGCCGGCCAGGCCTGCGCCCATCTGAATGATGTTCTGCTGGCTCTTGGCGGCAAGGTCGCTGAAGCTGGTTTTCACCTTGCCCAACGGGGCACTGACCTTGTCGGTCAGCTTCAGGATGAAAGCCAGGCGGGCGGAACGGTCAGCCATCAGGGTTATCCGTTAAAGGCAGTGGAAATGCCGTTGGCGACGGCAATTTCCATGCGTCTCCAGTGTTCGTCTTCAAGCCACTTGGCGGTGCCCATGCTTTCAATCGTGGGTTCAGCGCCAGGCAGCCAGCGTTGGGTCAGGGCCAGCAACTGGCCCAGCCCGTCCTGGGTCAGCCCTTCGGCATGTTCGAGGGCTTTTTTACGATCACTTCAACGTCCGGCGAATACTCTTCAAGCAACGCGCCGGCCAGGGTCATGGTGGTGATCGGGTTTTCCAGCAGCGCTTTCAGTGAGGCCTTGTCTTCGTCCTTGACGGTGCCCATCAGCAGGTTGTGGGCCGGCGCGACCTTGTTGGCCTGGGTGGTGGCGTTGAAGTACTTGGTGATCACCTGCGGGGTCAGGTTGAACGTGAATTCCTTGTCGCCACGTTCCAGGGTGATGCTGCGGTTTACTTCGCTCATGTCTGTGTTTCCGTAAGGTTGAGTTGTAAAGGGTCAGGGTTGTGCCGGCGTGCGTTGCACGACCTGGCGGATGTAGTCCTGCAGGCCGAGGATCATTTGCCGGCTGAGGGCAAGCTCGTCTCTGAGGGTGAAATAATCCGATCGAGCGTCTGCTGCGAGTTCGGCGCTGCCTGCATCAGCCAGGCCGGTGGTGCCGGCGGTACCGGGCATTGCGGGGCAGAAAGCTTTGATGCGCAGCCGGTAACTGCCATCAGCAACAGCAAGCTGCAGAGTGTTGATTTGAGCGCGGGCACGATTCAGTTCCTCGGTGTGGTGGGTATCGAGCTGGTCCCGCGCTGCCAGCTGATCGCGGGCCAGACGCGCCACCTCTCGCTCGGTGTGCAGATCTGCAGTGGCGTCGGCCAGATCAGCGCGGGCAGCGACGAGCTGGTTGCCCTGGTACTCGAAAGCGCACCAGGTCAGCAGACCGACCACCAGCAAAAACAGGGCAAGGCGCAGCGGGCTGATGGTCATTGCAGGCACAGCCTCATTTCGGCCAGCCGGCGGTTGTGCAGGCCACGAACAAAGGTCTTGCGGCCATCGGCACCGGTTACATAGGCCCACACTGGTGTCGTGCCGTCAGAAGCCCAGGCTAGCGCTTTGCAGCCCTCGGCAATGCGGCCCGCATTGATCAGGCCCACCGCACGGCTCGCGCACGTCGTCGGCACGCCAAAGTTGTGGCCATGGCTGCTCAAGGCGTCGAACGTGTTCTGCCCGATCGCCTGATTGGTCACGCAGTCGGCCAGGCTCAACTGGCCCTTGGCGATGGCCAGGCCTTCCACCTCGGCGCAGCGCGCATCCGACCAATATTCACCGACCACCACGGGATCCGGGCTGCTGTGCTTGGTGATGCCCTTGCAGACCGTGGGCAAACCACTGGCCAGCTTGTCGGCATACACCACGTTCTGGCCGTTGCCTTCCCAAGTCCCCAGGAAGGCGGTCAACGTGCCGCTGCAGAGCAGCAGGACGCCTGCGGTGATCTTGACCCGCAGGCTCATGGCTTGACCCTCCAGTCCCGCAGCATCTGGCGGTACTTGGGGATCAGCAGCAGGATCTGCAGCACCATGTAAAACGCGGTCAGCATGTAGGCCACTGCGGACCAGTCAACGGCACCGGTCGCACCGGTGGCGGCGACGCCGATCGCGGGCGACGCTTTTACCAATGCAATAGCGGTGTCCTGAGCAGCTTGATTGGTGCTCATCGACGAAGCCCCTTTTCAGTCAGGGTTTGGCAAGGCACGCAACGAGTCATGCCACCCAGCGCCTGGCGTGCTGGCGGGATATCTTTGTCGCAGTCCTGGCAATGGGTGAGGCTCGGTCCGCTCGCTCGCGGCTTGGCCAACTGAGCCGCAATGGCCTGGTCACGTTGACGCTGCTCCAGAGCCTGCGCACGATCGAACGGGCAGACCATTACGTCAGGCCCTCGATTTCAGCAGCAGCCAGGTACGGCACGCCGTTGATCTTGATGAAGTCCGGACTGGTGACGTCGAACGGAACCTTGTGGGTGTTTTTCGCCCCGCCTTTCGGATCGATGCTCAGCAGGCTGGACACACGGACCTTGCAGCCGAACGCCTCAATGCGCAGTTCCTCTTCGCCGGCCTTGGCGAAGAACACGATGTCGAACGGCTCCAGCTCGCGGAAACTGCCCGCAGTCTTAGCCTGCTCGATCAGCAGATTGAAGTTGGTGGTGTCCAGCTCCAGTTCGCCAGCTGCAGCGACATCGCCATCGACGTGGCCATTGGGCACGCCCTTGGTCTGGGCCACGGTGCTGTTGTCCGTGATGTCGATGGTACCGGCCTCGACGTGAACGAGCAGATCGCCCAGGTTCACATCGAAGTTCTTACCGCCAATTTTTGCGGCCATGGGTTACTCCGAATCCGTAACGGAAAGGTCCAGCGCGATGTTCGCAGTCAGGTCTTTCGGGCAGTTGAGGGGGCGCAGCTTGAGGTAGGCCACGACAGAGGTTTTGCTCGTCCAGGTCAGCACGATGTCGCCGTCCTTGGGCTGCTCAATCTCGCCCGGGAATACCTGGCCGGCGAATTTGGTGGACTTGGCCATCGCGCGCAGCGGGGCCATCAGCTTGGACGTGGTGGTCGCTATGCTGTTGGCCGAACTGTTCAGGGTGCGATCGCCTACGTAGCGGATCAGCAGAGCGCGCACGCGGCGTGCTGCCTTGTCCACGACACGCAGGTTCTCGATCACCTGGAAGTCACTGCCGGGGGTGTCCAGCATGTTGCCGTCGCCCCAGTAGGTGCCCGGATAGTCCGGGTACGTCTGCGGCACAGACAGACGCGCTGCGTCGAGCTGCGAAAGCACCGCGGTGCTCAGCGGGATGCCGTCCATGTCTTTGGGTTCAGCGCCCAGGCCCAGGACCGCGCCGGTGGCAACGCGCATCGGAGTGTCGGCAATGCTCACTGCGGCATTGGCCAGTCGACCGGCAAGCACGCCTAGGTTATTGCCGTGCAGTTGGGGTACCGGCAGAACCCGAGGCGCAGCCAAGCCGCCAACGATGGCTTTCTGCTCGACAACGTAAGCGCTCCAACTCAACTGCGGAGCAATGCCGGCAGTCGCGGCGAGCACGAAGACGCGGCGGCCCAGCTTGTTGCTCAGGTCATTGGCTGCAACGTGCATCGCTGAAAGCTCGGCCTGAGAGGTCACCGGATTGACGATCACCACCGCTTCGAAGGAATAACTGCGGATGGCGCTCTCAAGCGCCTGTTGCCAGGTGGTTTCGCCCGCGATCGGAGC